CTCGAAAGGAACACCTACAAGCGGCTTACGCTACTTGTAAAGAGCCTTCCGACGGAGCAGTCGGGCACGCCCTCCCGTAAGGGAGCACGTGTCCACCGACACCGCGGAGGCGATATGTCTCCACTCCAACAGGTCTGGACAACCTGTTGGAGCGGTCTTGTCCTATCTGGCTGGGATTCTCTGCGCGTGGCTTGGTTCCTCCACTCTTGGGTGGCGAAGACGGTTCCCTCTAGGGGGGTCGCCTTCACTGTCAAGGAGCTGAAGTCGCTTTGCCACAACGTCCGCGGGTCGGCCCTGCACTCCAAGAGGTGGAAGAACGTGCCGTGCAACATCCGGAAGGATGTCGTCGACACGCTCTGCCGCCTGGCAGTGCGCCGACCCGAGGATGGTTTCGCTTTCACTCGGCTCTCGAGGTCGTTGCCTGAGCCTCCCCTCCGGGAGTGCGTCAAGCACCTTCAAGCAGCCAAGCTGATCGCGAGCACAGAGTTTCCCACATCGACTGCCACCCTGGATTCTCTTCGGAGCTTCGTGGCCCTCACGCCCGGCGTGAGTGGTTCCGGAGTCCTCCGTCATCCAAGGCGGCTTCCCTCTTCTAGTTCGTCCTGTCTCGAGTGGCCTGCCACTCGAGGCGGGATCGATGGCTACCTGGAGCATCTCGGACACATGTGTGAGGAGGCTGGGGCGACCCAGTCCTCCTTCCACGCTTACGCCGGGGACTCTCTCGGCGCCTTCTGTCTCAGGAAGGCGTCGGTGGTCCTGCGGCCATGTGCCGGGGTTGCTGCAGACCTTAGGGAATCTTATCGCTGCGCGGGGTTGCTGTACCTCAGGTCTCAGGGGAAACCCTTTGGCATGAAGGCAACCGCGCTCAGGACTCCCGGCTACAAGGTTCGGGTGGTCGGTGTACCCGACTGCTTGACCTTTGTGGAAGGGAGTTGGGTTCGCTCGTCGCTGCGCTGGTTGGCTCCTGGCCACTGGCGTATCGACGGAGAATCCCGGGAGATCCCCGGTGGTCTGCATTACCGTGCGGGAAGACGGTTCGCCTCCTTGGACTTGTCCAAGGCGACGGACGGCCTCTCCCACGCGGCAATCCGGGTAGTCATCGAAGGGCTCGCAGCTCGTGGTCTCATCCGTCCTGCGGATTTGACCATGTCGCTGCGGTCCCTCGGACTGGAACGAGGAGCGACCTGGAGCTTCCCCGACCTTGGTGACAAGGCCGGCGAAGGGTCGTTCCTCAGAGGGAGTCCGATGGGCACACCTCTCAGCTTCGTTGTGCTCTCTTGGGTGAACGCCTGGGCTACCAAGGCGTTCAGTCGGGCGATCACCCACGGTGACGACGCGGTCGGTCGCTACAGGCCGGGCTCTGGTGAGCTCAGTTTGTACGCCTCGCGTGTGTCCTCCGTGGGTGCATCGCTCAACAGGGAGAAGACCTTTACGGCAGACCACTCTTGGACTGCTTGCGAGATCCTCGCCCTCCCAAGAAAGTACAATGAAGATAGGATGTCTCTCTTCTTCCCCCCCTCCATCCCTCCGCCGGCCCTTCGGGCACCGGTGGAGGCGGACCAGAGACTTGAGAACCTCTGGTTGCGTCGGATGGAGAGGATTATGAAGAGCCGCTTCCCGTGGATCGTGAAGGATCCCCGCCTGCATCTTCCGGTGCAGGTGGGTGGCCTCGGATACACGGGTCGCGGTCTTGCCGTTGGAGTCAGTGTGCGGTGTCGCCTTGGGGCCCTGGTTTCCAGGGGTCCAAGTGCCGTCATCGCAGCTGACCTCATTGGCAAGAAGCCATTCCGAGAGGTGGGCCTCTACCCACGACCTCTCTGTCGCGTCGTGCGCCCCGGTTCTTACTGGAAGGCTGTTCAGGCAACTGAGCAGTGGTTCCAGGCCGGGGGAGACACACACGTGCCTCTCGAATCCCTGTTGTCCTTCAAGTCCTGTCTCATCGAAGATGAGATCAGGCTTCTCGAGGGAGACAAGTTCAAGAGGAAGAGGGTCGCGGGCAGACCAGATAGGACAAGAAAAGGCGCGGTGTTCCGGCGGCTGGGAGTGGCCCTCTGTCATCCTCTTTCGAGGCGATGGGGGTGCTCCGCGCTCATCCGCTGGGCCCTGCTCTCTCGCGAGAGTAAGGTCACCGTGCCTGAAGACATAGCCTCTGAGATTCGGGAAAGAATCCCAGATCCCACGTAGCCCACTCGGGGCGGCATGGGAATGGAGGGCCC